GTGGTTATGATCCATCACAAACGGCTATTATACCGTTATGGCTAGAAAGGAGGTTAACATCGGGCCAAGATTGGGTCCAAAAGCTTGCTCACCTCATCTTCGCTCAAAGGCGAAAGGCCGGGTTTCCCCGGCCTCCTAAGAACGATAGCGGTCACACCCGTAGGTGCATCCCGCACGTCGCGTAATCCGACAACCTCCAAGGTTGCGGCACTCTCTAGGAGTCTGGTCTGACCCATCCAATCCTTCAGCGTCGACGGCGTAAAAATAGCCGGCTCCTTTCGGAGGTCGACAATCTTGTTCGCCGTTTTTCGAAGTTGGACGGTTGAGTCACCAGCACCATTAAGCAGTGCAACCCTATATCCCAAGTATTCAGGGATACGGATAGTCACAGCTCGTTCCGTCAAAACTCTCGACGGAACAACCACATACGGAGACCATAGACAGGCCTCGACACCGTAAGCAGGGTGTCCCACAAGGAAGAATTCCTTCGGGATCAGCTTTAGCAGGTAAGAATACAGCCCGCGATAGGCGCTCGCCGGAATAGGCGACCGAACTGCTACAGATTGCATGACGTTAACATACTTGTAGATGTCACGCACAGTGCGTATTGGTTTCTTGATGTAGAAAGGACGGACGTTTTGTCCCCGGTAATAATCATGACCGCACGACTCACGGAATGGTCCAGAAGTAAAGGACTTATCGTGATTGAGCTTAAAACCTAATAGCTCAAGTGCCCTGATGACGGCTGGTGCCGCCCTCTTTACTACGATCAGATCGTCACCGTACGCTCTCCACTTCTTCCACTTCAACCCCGCACCCTTATAGGTGTGCAAAATGATGGCTGAATAGATAATAGTCTGAAGAGAGAACGTGATCGAATTGCCCATGGATGAGAACTTCTGAAGTTCTAGAAGTGACCCATCAGGCATCCGCACGTTTTTCGCGCGTAGCCCAAACAGGAGCTTACACCACTCGACAGGAAACAAAAGGCGTATCACGCCCATGCTAATCCTATCTGAGGCACTAGACAGGTCGAGAGTGACTGGAGAGTCATCATCGTCCCGCAGTGAGCCCAGAAAAGCCAGATGCCGGTTGGGCATCTGATCTGCTAAGTCGATATTCCAAACGTCTCGTAACTGACGACGAAAGAAGGAATCGACCCCCTTGGCTCGGTATGTGCTAAGTGATGGCATTATCTCGATCGTTCTGTGTTCTTCACAGCTTTTCGGGACAAATTCTAAACGCGCCTCACAGTAACTGGCGCAAACACTCTGCACGCCGCTGGCTAAAGCGAAGAAAGGATTCCCGCCGGTAGCCAAAAGCGACGGAGCTGTTTCTTCCAGAACGGTAATATCATGTTCTGAAAGCACAGAATGACCGAGCTGCTTGTAAGCAGCATGGCCCTCCGAACGGACGTGCGAAGCATCGGCACCAGGACCGAAGCCATAACCGCTCGCTAACGCCTCAATGGATGGAGGTTTCTCCCCCACGAGAGCTAGAATTTCGGCTCTCAAACCACTGAGCAACTTCGCCAATTCGGGGTGCTTGTTCGAATGAGCATGGGTAAGGATGTCCATGCAGATCTCATTCATTTCCTTGCACCCTTCCTCAGCCGCGAACCATTTGTCAAGCGCATTGGATATACACGCCTCTTCGAAGAGTGGAAACTCCACCTTCTTGAGAAGTGCAGCCATCTGTGCGTGCCTGAAATAATGCTGGATGTTCTCAGCATCAGGAAGTAGGGACGATTTTGGATCCCTATACAAGTTCGCAAAACGGGTATGGTGTTTAATTGCTTCTGGGATGTCTTCAACTCTTGTCAGAGCAAAAGTATTACCATCGGCAATGAGGCTTGAGGACAAAGCAAGAAACATCTCAACGAGGTGCTTTCCTGTTAGCTGGACTTGGACGTCCGGCTTGTTCCAATTGACCTTCCTCGTATGGGTCGAATTGCTGACCCGAGGCGAGCTGGACATTTGTAATGCAGGTTGCATTATAGAGACTCCATGCCAAATACGACGTTACCACTGAGGAAAGAGCAATGGCAATCAAAGTTATGATCGCCATCTTCGCTAAATAGACCAGTGCTTTCTCAATCATTACGGCAGACTTAGGGTGGTGAAAAACCCATCCAGTTCCGTGTCCGCAATGAGTGCCGCCATCAACTTTCGCTGGAGAGCGAAGGTCGTAGCGTCAAAGTCAGCTTGGCGAGAAACGTCCAGTCGGAAGATCGACAGAGCATGACGAGTTTCCTCATCAATGAAACTCAGTCTAACCTCATTCCGGGCGTTGCCAATATAGGTCTTCGTGCGTTTGGGATAAACCCGCTTCAACAACAGGTGCCGAGGCACCACAAGTGTTGAATTCTGATAACCGTACTTAGTCGCATCCGTAGACACGGCAGAGTCGGTAGTGAACACATGGTCCACAGCATCAACTGATACTGTAATGGTAGCCATAAATCTCCTTAGGGTCGCCGCGATCCACCCTTGTAAAGCTGGTGAATAATCGCTAGCAGGTCGAGGGTTTTACCGCAATCGACGTTGAAGCTCCAACCTAGATTCGGAAGGAAACTATCCACGCGCATGCGTTTGGTCATCTGACCCCGTTCAATGGTGGGCATAGAGTGGCGGTTAATGTAGCCGTCCACCAACAAGTCCCCATGTAAACCGGGAGTCGGATACGTGAAAGTCGTTTTGATGGTACCGATACTGGTGATCTTATTCCAGCCGATACGCTCATCAATTAAGGCATAGACTTGTAATGCCTTTAAGGTGTCTCCAAGGTTGAGAAACCAGTCTAAAACGAACGAGAACTTGATTAGTTCCCACCCAGTCCCGACGACGTCGAGGGCCCCCCAGGTTCTTGCGAACTGAGAGAGGTTAACCCCGAAATCTGCAGTCTGTCCAGATGAGGCAACGTATTCCGCTGTCCATACTGATGTACCGGCAACAATCAACCCACCTGTCGACGAACTTCTTACGAAGGTATACGGCGGAGGGGCCAATTTTTGAACGGCAGTTTTTACAGTCCGACGATCGGAGTATTTGGATTTACCCGATTCAACCCACGACATGACGTCGTAAACGAACGGGCGCCACCCATAGCGTCCCTCTAACCAATCCTGCTCTGCCATATCCAGCGCAGCCTTGCGGCCTTGCGGAGTCCGTAACTGGGCACGCGTCAAACGAAGTTTATTCTTCGCGTTGATCAACGGATTGCGCAAAAGTACAAGCGCTTTGTTGATCATTTTCACAGTTTTCGGAAGTTCAGCAGCCGAAACCAGAATACTGGAAATCCCTGTATTCAAATCCGCCGAGAGTTTTGTATGGGCTTCTGCCCAAGTCTCGTCGTCTGGTCCCGGAGGAGCGGCCGATCCACACTTTTGGTAGATCGCTGCAACTTTTGCAGCGGGTGATCCGTAGATCCATTTTGAGGATGAATTGATCATTTGCCGCGTTGATGCAGTGGTAGTGTTTCCGAGATCTAAGGTAGGCGGAACGCCTCCTGTAATTTTGGTCACATGGAATCCCGTTACAGCAGAGCTGACGGGCCCAGCAACTTGAAAAATCCCGGATTCATAGTCCTTACAGATCAGCTCACCCGACGCAACTCTAGCTTTAAAGAGCGGGGTTGGAGTGTCACTGGTTTCTTTCCAAAAAAGATCACCAGAGCTGCTGTATACCGATTTAGAGGTCCTTGTACGTGCGTAAGCCATATTTCCTCGCGGAATATGACTGTGCGCCCGTGAGCTAGCATTATCACATCCCATGTGGTAAGTCTAGACTCAGGATGGCCCCTCGTGGGCC